AAGAATATTATAACGGAAGAAACGGAAGTAATTTACGGAGGCGATAACGAATGACTAAACGATTACCGCCAGCAAAAGACTGGCAAGCACGCAATATAGACGATTGGAATACGACAACATTTCACGCATACCTATCGGACAAGCACGAAGAAATGTTCGGATGCGCTTACGCGCCATTTCGAGGCTGGCAAGCGGAAAAGGGCATAATCGGAAGGCTAATCGGCACGCAATCGAAGGCAGGCACGCATAGCAAGGCGCTAGTCAAACGCTTTATCGACGAAACATTTGCTACGTACAAGCCTACGCCTAAATATCCCGGAACTAGCTTCGGATTTATGTATACGTATCGAAAGAACGAATTGCAGCGCCTAGAGGCGGAAGAAAGGCGAAAGCAAGAAGGAATCAAGCAAGCAGAAAAAGCACGCGAGAATTACGAAGATATTATGGATTGGCTATAATCCGATATTGAAATCACGTATATAGTGAGGGAGGCGAAGAAATGAACGGACGAGTGGGCGACTTAGTCGTATCATTGAACGCGTTGGCTAGGGTACAGGAGAACGGCGATACAATCGTACATAGGGAGATTAAAGCCGTTATCGAGGCACTTATTGACGAGTTAGGATTATAAAACAAACGAGAGAGGGAATAGAATGAGCGAACTAATGAAACATCAAAACGAATTATCGACGGACATCAATACGATAACAGCGGAAATCAACGCATATCAACGTGTAGCAGGCGAAGCCATCTTCGAAATTGGTCGAAGGTTGAAACACGTTAAGGAAAACGACTTGGCGCATGGGGAGTACGAGAAATGGCTTTCGTCAATTGAAATAAACAAACAACAGGCGCATCGGTTCGTTAAAGTGTTCGAGGAATTTAGCGGAACAAAAGTAACGACGTCGTTACATTTAGGATTATCGACATTATACGAAATCGCAACTTTACCGCCCGAACACCGAGAAGCCGAACACGTCACGTCAAAAGGCGAAATAAAGACGCCCGACGAAATGACGGTCAAGGAGTTGCGGGAGTTAAAGCGTCAACTTAAAGAAACGGAAAAACAAGCGGAAGCCGAACGCAAGGAACGAGAAAGGCTCGAACAGGAAAACGAGGAATTGTCGAGCAGAGAACCCGAGGTAAGAGTCGAGTATGTCGAAAAAGAACCCGAAGAACTTTACGATAGGATGTATGATAGACCGTTTGATGTCGAAAGAACTAACGACTTTTACGAAATGATGAATGAGGTGGACGAGCTTTATCGCAAGTACGCTCACTTAAAGGATTCAATAGAAGAAATTGGCGCAATCGCTAAATACGATGACGATTTAAAGAAGAGATATAAACAGGCGCAGGACTTATGGGTAATGTTAGATTCTATCTTTAATAACAATAACGTCGAAATTATTGACGTCGAAATTATATAAAGGAGATGTTCAAATGTTAAAAGCTATGGTGGGTAATACAGAAATACAATCGGCGGTATCGGATATACAGAGGCAACTACCGGAAATGCAATCACGGATTGCTGAACAAGTCGTAGAAATGGTTAAGCAGGAAGTATTAGGAGCAATCAAAGCACATACGTTGCAAACAGATAGAAAGCTAGATGGAATTATTGAAATCGTAAAGGAACAAAGTAATCCTACTAACGTAGTTAAGGCGATTGAACAGTCTGAGGAAGATAAGGAACGTGAGAGGATAAAGAAGTCTATCACTCGCAAACTTTCGGAAGTATACACGATTGAGAAGGAATCTAATTTACTAACAGAGACAAAGGGAGGAAGAAGTAAACTAACTAAAGACGGACAAAGAATGTATGACTTATTCTCGCAGACGGTGCTAGATATCGCCAAACTACATGGAAGTAAGTCACACATGAAAGTGGTTAACAGGACTGTCTATGAGGAGTTTGGAAAGTCGCTTAGAATAAGCGAAGAATTGACGAAAAAGATAATTACATTTAATAACGGGACTAATCGCGAGTCAGTATACGCGGATATTATAGAGCGTGGATTGCTAGGAAAGTTCGCTAAATTCATCGAAGAAAAATACGTACTAAACGCTTAAAGGGAGGACGAATAATTGACGCAATGTATCTTAACGAAATACCGAACGGACAAGTGCGCTTCATGTACGCATTTATGCCCACACAGAATCGCACTTGAAGGAATGGACGGCATGTCCGGACGTATAGGCAATTCCGGCTTGCCCTCCGATTATCGAGGTATAACGCTAGAGAACTCGCCGGCACGGGATGCGCAGGCGGAAATATATCGCATGTTAGGCGGCTACGTAAAGACGTTCCGACGATATAGGACGGGCGATAGCAAGCGAATAAAGTCGCTATATTTATGGAGCGAATCGCCAGGCACGGGAAAGACGACGACGGCGAGCGCCCTTTTGAACGAATGGATTGCGCAGGACTATCTCGGCGCATTAAAGAACGGCGAGCAGCCTTCGCAAACGCCTGCAATATTCTTTGACGCTAACGAGTTTCAGACGAGATATAACCTAGCGACAATGTCGAATGATGACGCGGAGTTAGAACGCATTGGTAACGATATAAAGCGAGCGCAGACCGCGCCTTTCATAGTTTTCGACGATGTCGGTATTAGGTCATCGACGGAGGCGTTTAAATCGTATATTCACGCCATTATAAACCATCGAACAGCTAACGGCATGCCGACGGTATATACGTCAAATTTACCGCTAGAGGATATGGCGACGGTATTTGACGCTAGGCTGTACGACAGGATGAGGGATCAATGCGTAGAGGTGGCGTTTACGGGCGAATCTAATCGAGGCAAAAGATAAAGGAGGCGTTAATTTGGCGGACAAGTTTAAGCGAAAAAACAAGGCGAATATAGGCGACATAGTAATCGACGCCAATCATCCGGCAAGAGAATTTCAAGTTGACGGCTATTCGCACGAAATATATACGGATGCAGACGGCGAGTACGAAGAAATTACTTACGATGTTTACGACGTTGAAACATGCGAATTTTTAATCGCATTTGAAGAAGATTTGACTGTCGTCGTAAAGGCGGAAATGGCGGATGATTACCTGCGCAGCAAATACGGCATAAACGATAACAAGCCTAGCGATATTGAGCGAAAGATAGTCGACGACATATTAAGAGAATTTACCGCTAAAGAAAAGGAGATTAGGGAGGCGAAGCCAATCAACAATGAGGCGGAAGTAAGTCGTGATATAAACGATGTTGATACGTTGTTAGACGAAATAAACGATTATAAAACGCTAATAAAGATGTTTGGCGACGAGAATAAGAAATACGAGTTGGCGATATGTGAAGCTAAAGCGAAATTAAAGGAACTGACGGAAGGAGGACGTTAATGCAGTACGCAAAACTATTTTTAAACCGGGTAATCAACGAAAATGATACGGCGGCATTGCGTAGACATAATATAACGGTAGACGATATGCCGACGAAGATAGACGCTGATACCCTGCGATTCATCGAAGGATATGCAGAGGAAAACAACGGGGAAGCGCCGAGCTATGCTGCGGTAGCTAGTAGCGTAGAGGGCTTCGAATACTTGCCGGAGGTTAGCGATAGTTTTACGTATCTTGCCAAGCAAGTAAAAGACTATACGGCGAAAAAGATGGTCGACGAATGGTTTAGGTCGGGCGAGTTTGAACGAAGCATAAACGAGATGGGCGGACAGGAATTTGTAAATAACTGGTTGCCAAAAAAGATAGAATCTATTATAATGAGAACAAATGTTCGTGAAAAGATAGGAACGGACATAAAAACGGACGCGGAAATGTTCTTACGAGAATACGACCGCAGAAAAGCCGGCGAATCATTTAAAGTATGGAAGTCTAAGTTTGACGCTATTGGCGAATATATTAGCGGAAACCTATACACGATATACGGAAAGTCGGGGCGAGGAAAGTCCGTAATAGCTTTAGAGGACGCAATTCATGCCGCCAAGCAAGGCGCTAACGTATTAATATGGGCGCTAGAGATGGGAATATACGAGGTGCTAGTACGAGCCTATACGTCCATATCGGGCGATATAAAGGTAGATAATACGCTTGTGCAAGGCGTAAACATGGACGTAGGATTCGACAGTCGCTCGATGAGATTCGGAGATTTCGACGAAAAGTACGAGCAAGCGTTCCGTGATTTCGTTATTAATATCGGAGATTACGTAGAGGGGAATATCGTCATTAGAGCCGTAGATGAGGACGGATTTGACAGCCGAACACTAAAGGACTTGCGAGCCGACATCGAAAGAACTAACGCCGATTATGTCGTGATTGATCCGTTTTATTACATGGACTACGAGGCGAATACGTCAAGGAAAACTGGCGGTGACGCGGAAGAAACATCGAAGAAATTGCGAAGGTTAGCGGGAAGCACGTCCGCGACTATTATCGCTATTACGCAGGCAGACGAAACCAAGGAAGAAGTAAGCGACGAAGGGTCGCGAGAATTAGCAATGCCGGAAAGGGCGGACGTCAAAAAGACGAAACAATTGCTTGAGGACGCCTACCAGCTTATTGGCGTTGATACCGATTATAAGCAAGGACGAGGCATAGTCGGAGTTAATAAGGGCAGAGATGGCGGGGAGGGCGATTTGACGGAATTTATATATGCGCCGCAATATGGAGTTATTGAGCCGATAGATACGGGCGAGGATGCGTTGGCAGAATTTAACTTTTAACGAGGAGGAATCGGGATGAGTAAAGAACGGTTGGAAGAGTTTAGAGAATTTGTAGATTTTATGTATGAGTCAATAGATATTGAAGATCATCAACGTTTTATTGCAATATCTGATTCAATGTTAAATGACGGATGGTTTAAGTGGATTTATAGACTAGCTAAAGAACAAGCCGAACGAGTGCAGGAGTTGGAAGGAATAAAAAACGATGCAATTGAACAAATAGATGTGACCCAAGAAAGAAACAAAAGGTTAGAAAATCGTGTGCAGGAGTTGGAAAATACGTTAAGAATTTGGATGGATAGGTCAGACCATTTATCAGGGGAATATCTTAAATACAAAGAACAAAACAAATGCTATCGTGAAGCATTGGAGTTTATAGGGAATCACGCAAATGAATCCGAAATGATGGACGATGTAATGTACACAGAATTGGTTAGAGAAGTTATAGAGAAAGCATTGGAGGAATGACGTATGCAAACGATAAAAGTCGGAAACCAGCACATACAACTCGATATAGTCGACGAACTATCCAGCTACAACTTCGACAACGCTCGCTGGACCTCCGATAAACTTATCGCTTCTAGTCCGTTTAGGGACGATAAAGCGCCCAGCTTTTTCGTAAACTTAGACGGAGATTACGCAGGAACTTGGGGCGACTCGGGCGCATATGGGGACGAGTTATCGTCGGGAAATTTCGTAAAGCTAATCGCATTGCTAAACGGAATAACCTACGAGGACGCCGCCGACATGTTAATCGACAAGCACGGCGCATTATATACGTTAGAGAGCGGGGGCAAGTTTCGCATAGAGTCGCCGACAATTAGCGAAGGCGTCAACCCTATTAAGACGATAAACAATCCGATAACGCCCGCAGTTTCGCCGTATCTTATCCGCAGAGGCATAGCGCCGCGAGTGCAAGAGATGTATGGCGTAGGCTATAACGAGAAGTATCGAGGCTATACGGCTATCCCGTTGAGGACGCCGGCGGGCGAGGTAGCAAGCGTATTTTATAGACGTAGCAGCCTAACGGATAAGCGATTCTTTTACGATAAGGAAGGCGAAAAGAAAAGCCGCCTACTGTTCGGCGCAGATAATATCGGTGAGATAACGGTTATATGCGAAGGCATAATCGACGCTATGTCGTGGGAAACGCTAGGATACCCAGCGTTAGCGGTAGGCGGGGCGTCAATAAGCAAGGAGCAAATCGACATAATACGTAGGGGCGGCGTAAGAAAGCTATATTTAGCGGGGGATAACGACGAGCAAGGGCGCAGGCTTAACGAGCAGATTGCGAGGGCGTTACGATGGGACGTAGAGTTGTACGAAATTTCTTACGAAAAAGAAAAGGACGCCAATGACGCGTTACTGCGTCAAGGCATCCAATTCATGCACGATATATTCGATAGGGCAACGCCTATTCGCGCTTATCGTCCGATTCAGATTCGGGCATGATCGTTACTACTTCTTCAATCCCGACATTAAAATATTCACATAAAGATATGATGTGCTTTAAGTCGACCGGCTCATCATGCGCTAACTTGCGGCAAGAATGGTCGGGAACAACACCTAATTTTTTCAGACTGTTAACCGTAATTCCTTTGTTTAATAGAGAATCAAGAAAAGGTTTATACGTAAATCTCACTATAATCACCTCCTTTATTTTATTGTAATATAAATGAAGTCTAAAATCAACAAGAGAAAAATGAAAATAATTGTTGACATGCGAATTAAAAATGTATATAATAGGTTTTGTAGTAAGAAAAAGGGAATAAAAGAAAAGTTTTAGAAATAATTTGTCCCTATTTATTTTGCTACTGTGGTATATATTAATAGGAGGGAATTTAATGGAGAGTTTAGAAATTATTTACAAGAATGATGTAGTAGTAAACATGGTGCGAGAAGCAGTCGATAAGGCAGGAAGAAAGATAACAAATACAGAAAGATTAGAAGAAATGATTTATCGGAGAATTTCAAGATATATAAAAGGATGCGAGAAAAAAGCAAGACATTATTCTATAATAAGGAAGTTTATCTATGAAACTATTTCTGATTATGAAAAAAGGTACAGAATCGAGAATAGCGTACCGTTTAGTGATTTAGAAAGCAATAATGAAGATAACGAGGAAAAAGAAATAGAGTTCGAGCCGGTAGACGTTTTGGCGAACGTCGAATCGGAAACAATCGCAAAAGAAATGACCGCCCTGTTGGCGCAGGACGATCATCGCAAAAAGATTATTTTAGGAAACTGGATAACTGGCAATGATAACGTATCGGACATAGCCCGTCTGTTGGCGCAGACGATTGGTGGCTCTGTAGAAACGCATCGAAAATATATCCATCGTTTCCAAAAAGAGTGCCGCAAAATTATTGCAGCATGAAGCGACTATATGCGCCTCATTTACATTATAACACAAAAGAACGATAAATATGCACGATTAGAATAAGAGGAGGAAAAATAAAATGACAGATATTTTTAACGCTAAAACTAACGCAGACTACATCGAAGAAACTTACTACGAATATCACGGAAAATATGACGAAGGCAGCGAGAAGGAAGAATTTGACGGATTTTATATCGTAGAAGAAACGGAGGAGATGTCGTTATGAAATACGCAGTATCACATCACGCAGCAGAGCGAGCGATGTTACGATTTGGAATCGAGAGCGAACGGGTAGGCGAATGGTTTAACGATATGATGGCGAAGGCAAAGTACATATCATCGCAAGGCGGAGGACGTCTATTATACGAAGCAGATGGCGTGCAGTTCATCGTAGGGGATAAGACGCGTACGGTTATAACGGTACACCCAGCGACAAGGCTTGACTTCCTACGTCCGACACTCGAAAGGGAAATGCGCAAGATTAGACGGGAGTATACGCGAAATATCCGCGCATTAGAACGAAGCCTTGCCTGACAATATGCGAAACTAGCCGAGCAGATGACGAACTATGCTAACGCACGCAATCCGCAGACGAGAGAGCTTGTCGGCGGTCGAATGGAAGAAACGGAAAGGCATATCGAGGGAACAAGGCGTAAGATTGAGCGAATGAAAGACGAAGTTAAAGCGAAGGTAAAGGCGATTGAGGTAATTGCGGAATAAGCGAAGGCATAACGCCCTCGCCCGTCCGCAGTAGCGTCTTATCGAGGTACTTGCCGTAATGAGTTCATAACGACTATGAGGCCGATGTATTCGGCGAACGGGTTCGATAGGCATTACGGCTACCGACCGCGGCGATAAGACGTTACTACGGGCGGATAAACTAGCGTGTTGATAGAGTAGCAAAGTATACCGACCCTACGTAATACGAGGAAATATACTCGGGGTGGATAACGATGTATACGGGAAAGAAATATCGGCATCGCGAACGCTAGGGATAGCGGAAGATATGCGCAACTTCCGCGTAAACGTCCGAATAAATTAGCCGGAAAGTATGTGTATAGCCTGTCGCGCTAGGGCGGATATTCCGCAGTCTAAAAAGCGCCACATACGGTAGGATCGCAACCTTGCCGGCTAATAATTATTAATAAAACGAAAGAGGAGCGATGTAGATTGACGAAATATCAAGCAGGAGCAGACGCATTAACGGCATTAAATCAAACGGACGAGGGCGGAGGCAATAGCGCCGAGTTTGCGCCATTTAAGAGCGGAACAACA